ATCGATCACATTGACCATTCCTTCTTTTTTACATTGATTGCAAAATGCCGCTTTTAATCCAACAAAATTAAAGGAGGGTCTAACTGAACCGCATTCGCACATTTTTCGGTTTGGTTCAATCATACCATCGGATTTGCAAGTAGAACAATATCTAGCTTTAAGACCTTGAAAGTTCCATCTTGGTTGTGACTTTCCACATTCACATTTTACATTTACTACATCTATCATATCGTCACTTTTATGTGTTGCACAGAATTTTGCTTTTTCTCCAATAACATTGAAAGTCGCATTTTTAGAACAGAGTTTGCAAATAGTCATTTTGCTTTTGAATAATAATGCCAGTCTACCAAGTTCAGCAAACGATTTCAATTTTACAAAGTAGCGAGCTCATATTCCCTTATTTTCTTGCCATATATAAATGGAAGGAGTTATTTTGGAACTTATTCATTCTGCAATTCGAATTGAACCAATTGCAGATAATACATCTTTATACTCATTTGTATTTAAAATTACTAATGCAGATGGTAGATTATATTTGTTAAAAATTTCACTTGTCTACGAAGATGGTGAACGCCCTACACTTGAACGTTATAATGGTATACTTAAAGCTCCAGTAAAAAAAAGTGATTTTATAAACGAAGCAGAAACGCAGAAAATGATTCATACAACAAATTTTAATATATGCCCAGATGTTATTGCATATGGTTTTTTTGAGTTGAATAATATCCTTGACATTATTATTAAGATTAATAAATCGGAAATGATAATGAGAGAAATAACTTATTTACAACAATATTTGGATTCAAATTTTGAAGTTGGCATCATGGTTCAAGAGTTTGCAAGAGGTGTTCCAATTTCAGATTGCCCAACTAAGGAACAAATCATTCGAGTTGGAGCATTATTATTATTATTATTTATTGATTGTAGGGTAATTCATATTGATTTACATTTAAATAATGTATTATGTTCCGATTTAAGATGCACGCTTATTGATTTTGGAAACATTGTATCTTTTCAAGAAGGATTTGAACATAATATGGAATTATTTGAAATTCCGTATATCTTTAAAGATACGTGGATACGACGATATATTGATGGTTACATTGTTGATGGTGTATATGATATCAATAAAAAATTCAATGAGATATTACTTTTGGATGACAAACGTAAAATTGTGCAGGAGGTGCTTACTTTAATATATTTTGTAAATTTATTAATAGTAAATAAGAATGAATATAAAAAACGCGAAAAACTAATAATTAAACTACCACCTGAATTACAAGTTAAACAAACTGAATTAAATTCTAAACAAACTGAATTTAATTCTAAACTAGATGAATTAAATTTTAAACTAGATGAATCAAATAAAACCTTAAAAAGTAAAGAAATAGAGCTTTCATCTGAAAGAAATAAATACACTAAAAAAAATCTTAAAAATGAGATTGAACAAATTGAAAATCAAATTGACAAAATTGAGGAAGATATTGAAGAAATTGAAAAAAAGATTAATCAAATTGAAGAGATTGAATATCATGAATTTCGTTGTACTCAGTCAAGGATGATTTTTTCAAGATTTGATGATATGTATAAGATACTCAACGAAAACAAATCTTGGTTTCCAGAAATTTATGATGCATTTTTAGCAAATAGGCAAAATGTCAATGCATATGGTTATAAAAAAGAAAAAAGAAAAAAAACGGTAACAAAAAAAAGAAACAACAAAAATAAATACAAGAAAACAAAAATAAATACAAAAAAATAAAAATAAATAAAAAGTATATATATATGTCAATTGAATATATAGATTCATCTGGGAATAAATTAACTGACTTATTTTCACCTTATGTTAGTGGTGGCATTGGAACAAAAACTGGATATTTAGATTCAAGTAACAATGATTTAAATACTCGTTTTGCACCTTATGTTAGTGGTGAATTGACGAGAAAAACTGGATATTTAGATTCATTTGGAAATGATTTGAATACTCGTTTTACACCAATCCCCCCTCCTCCGAATTTTCCAACCGAGCAATCAACTATTTTGGGTTTTGGATATCCAGTGTGTGCAAATTCGGATGGAACAAATTGTGTTGTGTCTGCTTTGAATCCGGGATATCCGAGTGGAGACCCATACCATTATTTGTATTGGTCCAATAATTATGGCTCTACATTAAATAAAGCAACCATTGGCGGGTCAGTTATAAAGTTTTATGGTTGTGTAGCAATTTCTGGTGCAAACGCAATTGCAATGGGGTATACCAGTTCAAATGCAACACGAACTTTTTATTTATCAAGTGATTATGGGAAAACATATACAGTTACGCCAACATCTGGACAAGCTGCAAATGGTAACACAATTGCAATCGATGGCTCGAATGCAATCTATAGTGGTAATGGTGTGGGGACATATTATTCAACTAATTATGGTGCAACTTGGTCTACTTCTACTGGGACGCCGGCATCAGTAACGTATGTTGCTATTTATGGAAACTATCTATATTGTTGTGCAGGAACAGATGGCTTTTATTATTCAACAAATGGAGGCCAAAGTTTTACTAAATCAACTACAATAGTTGGAGGATGTGTTACAAAATGCGGGTCAAACATGTATATAGGGGGACAAGGCAGAGTCTATAAATCAACCGATAATGGTGTAAGTGGAACTCAATTGACCAGTCCAACTACTGCACTAATTTCATGCATTTCAAGTTGTCCCAGAACAAGTGGTGGTGATTTTATATTGGGTGGTAGGGATGATAGTACAGAAAATTATTATAGCAATAATGGGGGTACATCTTGGACTACAACTCCAACCGGAATGTTCAAACAACGTACATGTTTTGCAACTCCAACAAGAATACTTGGTGGGGGGCAACTCGGTTTTCATTGGGGAAAAAACAACTATATTACATAAAAAAATAATCGCCCATTATATCAGATGTTACAATTTATCACCCGTTTTTTTCAAGTCGGAGGAGACACCTTCAGTCAAGAAGAGAAAGACGCCATTGCAAATAAAATCAAGAATACAACAGAAGAAGAAGCCATTCGAGATTTTGAACATTTAAAACGAATGGACCTTAGCAAGATATCAGATGAAACACGAATTGGAAATAAGTTTGTTGACCATTTTACGTTCGGAGAACGGCTTGAAACTATTAGCAAGAAAGGAATGTCTTATTACGATTTTGTTCAGAACACGGAATACCATAAGAAAAAGTATATTCAGAATCTGCTCAATTACCAAAAGGGGGAAGACAAGCACGTGTCATTATATCGGGTCTTCAAGTTGCATTGTGGTTCAATTGGTATTTTTAAACCATTGACGGCTATGGAAGTATATAGCCGATTTAAACCCCAATCTGTTTTAGATATGACAATGGGTTGGGGTGGTAGATTAGTTGGGGCATGTGCATTAGATGTGCCAAATTATATAGGAATTGATTCCAATATTCAACTGAAAGAACCATACACTCATATGACCAAATTATTGAAAAAACTGAAAACTGCTACTAAAATAAAGTTAATGTTTAAGGATGCATTAAAGGTGGATTATTCCAAGTTGGATTATGATATGGTATTAACATCTCCTCCATACTACAATATTGAAGTATACGAAGGAATGAAATCCGCAACAGAAGAAGAGTGGGAAACTGACTTTTACATTCCATTGTTCACAGAAACATATAAATACTTAAAACACGGAGGACATTATGTGTTGAACATACCTATTGATTTGTATGAAAATGTCTGCATTCCACTGTTTGGAAAAGCTACCATAAAGATGCCATTAAAGGTGAAACACAACCGCCCAAAGAATGGATATACCAAAAAAGGATACACTGAATTCATTTATGTGTGGAAAAAGTAAATTAACGTCTTTTGGTAAAGTTGATGAAGTCTTTTAACTTATAACTATTGTCAGATTATAAGTTTAAAAACGTAAATATTTTATATATTAAGCAATTAATATGTCTGCATCCAATATTGATTACATTAAACGAAAAAATAGAGAATTATTCAAACAGTTTGAGTCGAATGCTTACATCTCTCTATCCGACGCACAAAATTATGTTCCCGTGTATAAACGTTTTTTTGAATTGAGCGATACAAACTATAACAACATTAATTTAAATCACAAATGGCATTTAAGCAAAGTGGATGCTTCCATTAACAATTCAAAGTGTTTTCAATGCACTTTGTCAGATGACGAACATAAGAAAACGAGCAATGTGTTCTTCAAGATGGCTCCTTTGTTAGACCCATACAAATATATGTCCGGTAAATATGACATTAGCGACAGTCTTTTAAAAGTGCCTTCATTTGCCCCGTTGGAGGGGGTTCATCCCAAAATAATGGACCCCGATAATTCATCTTATGTAGATGGGTTTTTCTACTTTTTAAGCAACCGTTTGTTAGAACAAGGGTTTATTCATGGAATCGAATATTATGGCTCGTTCACTGGAATAAAAAATAATTTTAATTACAATGTGATTGATGATATTGAATTTTTAGCTGAATCTCCTTTTTTCAATAAGAACAAAGGGACATTATTTGATGTCCCCGATTTTTCTCATTTACTTCATGATGAGAATGAATCTGTTAAAAAACGTCAACAACCATTGCAAATTAGTGAGGAATGTATTTTGTTAGATATAGAAGATATTAATGAACCATCTTCAACCAATGAGCCAATAATTGATTTTACTACTTTGGAAGAGTTTGACCCAACTGTTTCTCATACAGACAACACAACTACTATTCAGTCCGCTTCGTCGTGTTCTTCTAGAACATCCCATACTAATTCGAACGATTCGATTGTATCGGAAAGTGAAGAGTCATCAGATGATGAACCTAACAACGAGGATGAAGAGAATGACGACGAATCAACTGTGTATGAAGATATATCTGAATCAGATAGTTCTACTGTATTTGATGAAGATGAAACATTGTATGCCATTATTCCCAAGTTTCCCGTTCACATGATTGCGATAGAACATTGCAATAACACATTTGACCATTTGATACGAACTAACAAATTAAAAAGCGAGGAGATGCTATCTGCGTTCATGCAAATTATTATGATTTTGTTAGCATATCAAAATGCATACTCTATGACGCACAATGATTTACATACTAATAATGTGATGTATGTTCCAACGGATAAGAAATATCTATATTATTGCGTGGATAATGTGTATTACAAAGTGCCTACATTTGGTCGCATTTACAAGATTATTGATTTTGGTCGAGCTATATATAAGTTTAAAGACGTTCTTTTATGCAGTGATAGTTTTCAAATAGGTGGAGATGCGGCAACCCAATACAATACTGAACCGTTTTTCAATGAAAAGAAAACAAGAATAGACCCCAATCATAGTTTTGATTTATGTCGGTTAGCATGTTCGTTGTTTGATTATTTTATTCGAAATATGAGCGATGTGAAAGAAAAGTGTGAGGAAGAGGCATTTGTTAGAATCATAGTAGAATGGTGTTTAGATGATAATGGAATCAACGTTCTATACAAAAACAATGGAGCGGAAAGATATCCAGAATTTAAATTGTATAAGATGATTGCTCGTCATGTACACAAACATACGCCTAGTGCGCAATTGGAAAGAAGTGAATTTTCAAAGTATCAGATTCAAAAACAAAACATAAAGAAGGACGAAAAAATAATGAATTTAGATAACTTTTTCAACCTTTCATAACTTCGTGAAAAAGGTTGACCCAAATCCCATTAAAAAAGGTTGAATATAAAATAAGATGAAGTAAATGTAACATTTTATTTTACCATAAAGTAGTATGAATCAAATTGAAAACATAGAAAATATAATTGTTGGAACAACTGTTGTCTTTATCAAAGAGTATACAGAATATACACTAACAAAAATGGGAATTGTTGTAAAAAAAGAGGGACCCGCTATCACTATTCAAACCGAACCCATAGTCATGTATAAAGTATCCTTTGATGGTGCGACATTTTATGTAGCAGCAGAAGAATAAATATATTACATAGATGGAAATAACGTATCCAAATTTTCAAGTAAATTTGCCGTCTTTCTATTTTTGTCAGTATATGTTTTCACATAATACTTTGCTGGATTTGTTAGTACATTTTGAACTAATTCAATGTCTCCATTTAATTGACCAGAGAGACCAATGATTCCATCAAAATAATTATTTATGTTAGGACATCCCCAATAAATAGGAGTGCAATTAAACATGAGAGGAGTCATCACTTTTTCAGAGACATAATGCTTGTTTTGAAAATTTTCAATGCAAATAGTAAACATATAATTTTCGTATGGTTCATTTTCTACAAATGAACCCATAATTCGCGGGGAAGAGTATTGAGAAGAGCCTCTTCCATAAATGTCAATTGGCAAACCAAGTTGAATAATTTTACTAACAAAATCATGGCGGTATTTATGTCCAGGTGCACATGTTTTTAAACTCAAAATAATGGACATGCATTTTGTTTTTTGAACAATTTCTCTGCCCGGATTGATATGCCATAAATATCCGAACCCTTCAACAAAAGGAAAGGGCAATCCAAACCCGTTTCCAATGAAATACTGTCGAACATGTTTTTTAGCATACTCTACAAAATCATGTGTAATGTATAAAAACTCACGAGGTTCACATGCAAGTCCAATGACGTTTTCTTTTGCCACAGATAATGGAGGCATTGCTTTGTTCAATAAAATAACATGGGTATAATCATCTTGGTCTGTAATGTAGTATTTGTTAGTTGGTCCATAAGTAGAAACACTCGTTGAGACATTGGTTCTTTCAAACTGTTTTTTGCATTCTGTGCTACTGCAAAAATCCGAAAATATACGAATGCGTATCATATACTATTTATTTAATTATACATTTAAATCTATATATTCATATATGACATTTCGACCAACCAATAAGGTTATGTTAAGAGAGGTTCTTCTTGTATGTTTGAAAATTGCATTACTTTCAATCAACCATTAAATAAGTGGAAATTTAAAATGTCTATCGACCAAATCCAAACAATTATATTCAAAAACTCTGGTATGAATATTGAAAATTTACAAGAAATAGTTATAACAGAAGACCTTATTTTTCGTCCAAATAACAAAAATGAGTTGAAAGCAAAGCTAATTGAAATAGTATTCCAAAATATTCCAACTAATATAGTAGAGTGGGATTTGAGTCGTATTACTAACATGAGTGAGTTATTTGAAGGAATAACTAGTTTTACCCATTTAGGATTTATAACAAATTGGGATGTATCAAATGTAACAAATATGGGATGGATGTTTAATGGATGTACTCATTTTAATCAACCATTGAACTGGAATGTATCAAATGTAACAAATATGACTGCAATGTTTAAAGATTGTACTGATTTTAATCAACCATTGAACTGGAATGTATCAAATGTAACAAATATGAGTGCAATGTTTTTTGGATGTACTGATTTTAATCAACCATTAAACTGGGATGTATCAAATGTAAGAAATATGGGAAACATGTTTTTAGGATGTACTCATTTTAATCAGCCGTTAAATAACTGGGATGTATCAAATGTAAGATCTATGTCTTACATGTTTTTAGGATGTACTCATTTTAATCAACAATTAAATAACTGGAATGTATCAAATGTAAGATCTATGCATGGCATGTTTTATAATTGCTTTAATTTTAATCAACAATTAAATAACTGGAATGTATCAAACGTAACAAATGTAATTGACATGTTTGAAAATTGCTTTACTTTTAATCAGCCGTTAAATAACTGGAGATTCAATATGCCTATAAATGAACTACATAGAAGAGTATTTCATAATTCTGGTATGAGTGCTGAGAATTTGCAAGGCTTAGTTGTAATAATGCCACCTCCACCTCCACAACATCAAGGGGTTGCATTTGAAATTCATAATAAATTTGGTGCATTGCCACTCAATAAAATAATGAATTTTTTTGCTAGATTTAATCAAGACAATCCAATTAATCAAAAAACGGTTGAAAATCAAGTAGGCGCCATTTATTTATTCTCTCCTTTACTAAACTTTATTCGTGAAAGTGAATTATTTCATATAAATATAAGAATAATTGACCAAAGACGAGAAAGAATAATTAACGAAAAAGAAACGTATACTGCGGATTTAAATAGAATATTTGGTCGGATTCAACCTGCAAATATAGTTGAAGTATTTAGAGATTCACCCGTTTCGATGAATGTATTAACTCAAATATTTCAGTTAGCTATTGATTTTGTTACTAGACAAGATGATCATTTTATTGAACAGTATATTCGAACTTATTCGATGGATTGTTTACATGCATACACTGGAGCAAATCAATCAAGTTGTACAAAAGGATTATTTGAAAGAATAGTCACAATCGTTTATGAAGTAGCAAAGAACATCTTACGTGATTTTCCGCAAAACAAAATATGTCAAGACATTGTAACTGCATTTTTCTCAATTGATTTTAATGAAGCTGTACAAGAATGGGCTAGTAAATATTTACCAGATGATCCAACTAAAAGCGAATTATATGCTTTAACTGTGAATGAAAGAAAAGAACATTTTATAAATTTTATGAGAGAAAAATATGGACCAGATGCACTAGACATAGAGGCAAAAATACAAGATGAAGCTGCCCGTTACGATTATGTATTTGAGAATTTAGCGTTTGGATTTAAAAGAAAAAAAACAAGAAAGAATCGATATAAACAAAGAAAAAACTCTAAGAAAGAAAAGAAGTATGCCAAAAAACAATCCAAAAAGAAGGAAAAGAAGAATAACAAAGTAATTAAAAAAAAATTAACAAAAAAAATATAATTATATAATATATGTCAACTCCAATTGCATTTTTTAACGCAAATTTTCATTTTAATTTAGGAGAAGGTCCAAATAAAGGAAACCCATTTCGAACTATAGATGTTCGCAATTGTTTTTTTATGAAACGCAACGGAACATTTGTAAATTCTATTGATGAATTAGATTTATTTTTGGATGATTATGAGAACGAATCTAAAGATCTTCTTATTGTGCGTTGCGTTCAGAAAAGAAATTGTGAGATTCCAAATGTTGAAAATTTTAATAATTATCCAGAATTGTTAAACCCCGACAATCGTACAACCGAGATTAATGAAAATACCCCATATAAAATTACATCTACAACAAAAGGAGAATTAGAAAATAAAGTAACCATTAATGTTGCTGGCAAACATAAAAAGAAATCATCAACTAAAAAAAGAAAGTCAAAGTCTTTAAGACATAAAAAAAGAAGGTCTTCCAGAAAATATTAATTTAACGAATCACTCCCATTAAAATGGCTTCTGGTAATTCATTTACATATTCAATAACGGTTTGCAGAGTGACATATTTCTTCTGAGGAACCAATACCTCTCTATAGTGATAATGCAATCGTTTCAAACTAATTTGATATTTAGGGTCCACTGTGTCTAATTGCACATTCTTTTTGATAAAAATATTTACATACAAGTTATACAAGTTGTTAGTGTATTTATGTAAATTTGTTTGATAATATCGAAACTGTTCGGAATGTTCTGGATAGAACTTTAAAAAATCAACCACTTTGCCCATCTTTCTCAATTCCAAATATCGATAACTCAGTTTCGGCTGGTTTCCACGTAGATGGCGAACATACTCAAATGCGGGATTCCTCAATTTGCATCGGTCTCCACTAACCAAATCTTTAAAAGACACACCCATTATAGTATATGGCATATCTACAATCGGCGTCTTTAAATCCCAGTCTAGAACTGCCGGAAATTGAACACATGTTGATTCCCAAATGGGGTCTTTTTGGATAGCGTCTACTACCGTTACCTTTGTATCTACAGATAAATTTTCAATATAATAGGCTGAAATCAAATAAAGTTTTATTTCAGTAAAAGCTGTGACAAGTCGATTTCCCGGATGTTGCATAACAAAACTATAGCAATAAGATTTGTTTAATGTGTTCAAGTCCAAATTGACAGACATGAGTGTTTCCTCAAAAAGGCGATTAAATACCCCATTGGTATCAAAGAAAAAACATAGGGCATCCATTTTTGATTTGGTAGCCCTTTTCCAATCAGTCCCATCCCAAAATACATTCACCATGGTTCCTTCCACAAATTCTTCTAATACAATGTCTTTAGCAGAATGTGTATCGCAAAACTCAGAATAAGTCATGCTTTTTGGCGGAGAAAAACACACAATATTGGAACCCATTCCAATAATAGACCGGTATTTGTAAAAGGAAGAAGAAGAAACGGGTTGGTTATATTTGTAAATAGTATAAGTGTTAGTTGAATCCAATGTGCGAGACACATTGTCCGAGTTAAGTTCATTTTGTGAAAGAATGTATGATGTCATTAATATATATTATATATTGCTTTTAATTAGTTTAGTGAATTGTTATAAAAAATTTTACCCATACATATAAGATATGACAGATGTATCAGATGTATCCAATGTATCAAATGAATCGAATAATGTATCAGAAGAAACAGATGAACATATGATGGTGATTGGAGATTTTATAAAAATTACAAGTCAAGACCCCGAATTAAATTCCGTTTGGAAAATAGAATACATTAGCCCCGAGAAAATCGTTTTATTAAAAATAGTAGATGGCGAAGAAAAAACAATGTCTTATACCATTGAAGATGGAGTTATTCAAGACGACCGAATTGAAAACATAGAATTATTGATAAAAGACAGTGCGCCAAATGCAGCATATTCTGTTCAACGAGAATTATTTCCCGAAAAATGGGTAGAAATCGCGTTTCAAGGGCTAGATGAACCTATTATTGGTAAAATCTTAACGCAAACAAATGATTCCATTGATGTAAGTATATATGAAAATGGAGAGTTGGCAGAAGAACCATTTACATTGGATTTCAATTATTCCGGATTACCAGAAGGAGTCATATCAATCAATATTATTAAAGACCCAACCACCTATGATACCCCAGTAGAGGAACAAGTATTTCAAGAAGAAAAAGAAGAAGATGAATATGTTGTGGGAGAAGATTTGGCCATACAAATTTTAGAAGAAAGAGACCAGCATAAATTTCGATATGGTATTGGAGAACAAACGAATGATTTGTTAGAATCTCTTTTATCAAAGATTCCATTAGATAAACAAACCGATGAACGCATCTTGGCAAAAATAAATAAAATGATTTTACGATTTAAACAATTAAGGGAATTATTTTCCGAGTTTGATGAGAATCAAAACATACAATATCATTATGACAAGAAAGAGGCAATCCATTGGCACGGAGAACAGTGGAAGCCTTTGACAAAATCAGTTAATAAAATGGGATGGATATTACCTGTTGCAAAAAATGTAAAAAAGATATATGATGTCGACAATGGGCTCGAGTATGATGATACAACCAATGTAAAAGTGTTAGATGATTTAACATACATAGATGAGCAATCAACCATGTATGATAACGGCGCATCGGCATATTCCACTTTTTACAACAATATTTCATCTAATTTTGTCCCATTTATGGGACCCAATGATGCGACAAACACATTTACACACAAAATGGAACAAGACACAGATGTCCTAATTGGAAACTTTGACAATATGTCCAATACCTTTAATCAAAAAATGGTTCAAACCCCATTTCAAATAAATCGATACAATTCTGCAATTGAATATATCCAACAACATCAACTAACAAAATCAACTTATTCTAACACTTTTCATACACTGATGGCAGAAGATGATATTAATATTCGTGGATTGGTAACACTTCCATCTGAATGTTTTAAATATTCACGAGTTAAATTGGCGGGAACAGATATGATTACCCGCGTTAATTTGGGAGTAACCGTTCCTATGTTCAGTCGTTTGTTAGATAGAAGCACTCAAATCACCTCATTGAAGATTGATAACATTCATGCGCCCACTGATTTAGGTAGGGATTTTTCGGGGAAATTCATCAAGGAATATTCTTACATTGGAAATGAAGCCATTAGTTATGATGAGTTTTTAGATTATTTTATTCCAACTACAGCCAACCTTATTGAGAACAATAAAAATCGTTTTTCTTTCAAACACTTGACCATGTCTTCCGTCATGAGTGAATTAGAACCTTATTCTTTGTATACACAAGACCTAACAATGTCTCATTACAATTCAATTAATTCTATTATTCGTTCAAATGCAAAACATTATTCCAAAAGAATGAATACTAACAAAATATCTTTTGAGGATTTCAAACGGAAGTTAGCCATTTTAAATAAATTTAAAGGAACCACCATTATACCGATTACAGATGAAATTAAAGATATCCAAAAGACTTACATTGGAACTAAGTATTTTGAATTGACTCCCAACCCGCTGGTTGTTAGTTCTGAAATATTATCACAAATGATGAGAGTTGATGAGGGCCGTTTGTTTCATTCGTTTTGTGCAGAAAGCACTATTGAATTGCTAACAAAAATGAATAATGAAATAGATGAAGATATTGTGGACATTGTGGAGGAAGGAAATAATGCAGAAACCAAATGTACTGCCTATATCATATCTAACAGATACAATACTATTGCAGAGATGGAGATGGACAACGAAAAAGAAATTTATTTTGAGGAAGATGCGGGTAAGC